AGGAACTGATTGGCCGCACCGTTCATCGCCGTCTCCGCCAGCAGTCCGCGGAAGCCGGAATTGTCTTCGTCCGCACCGGCGAGATAGGCAATGCCTTTGCGTGTCGCCGTTTCGGCCTGCACGCCGAACTTGTCCTGCAACAACGCCATGACCGCGGCGACACCCGGCAGGCCCAGGATACCAGCCAAGGCGAACTGAGTCATCAACAACGTACCGGCCGCCTTGCGGGCCTGCGTCTTTTGCTCCTTGGTGATGTTCGGGTCATTGGTGAACGAATCACTAATGTCATTGACATACCGACCCAGCACGCCGAACGAATACTGCTGCATCGTGTGCATGATTCGGGCAGCACTAATACCCGACCCCTTGAGGTACCTACCAATGTACCCCGGCTCGTTCGTCTTACCACCACCAAACAGCGACAGCGTCCGAATCAACTCGGCATGCTGCATGATCTGATCCAGGTTCATCTCCTTCCCCTGCGACAAACCAATGGCTTGATTCAGACCAGTAAAGAAAGCGGCATAATTATTCGTCTGGTGCATCATGCGCGGCAACGCCATCATTGCACGGGTGAGACGATAGGCGGGATCGGTAGCCAGGTCTAACACCGACGGTTCCTTGTTATTGGTCCCGAACGCGCGGGCAGCCAACGCACGCATGTCAGTCTGCTCAAACACGTCATGCAACAACCCCTTATCAAGCACCTTCAGGTTCAGCGTTTTCTCAAACGCATACGCCTTGATCTCCTCGGCGGTAAACTTACGTGGACTCCGCGCAGCCAGCCGGGCATCGTTCAACTCATTCGTCACCGCCGCAGCCAACCGCTTAACCTCAGCCGCGTTGTCGGAATTGTTGTAATACACCAGGTCCTTCAACCCCTGCGTCACATGTCGGCCGGCACTGATTCCGCCATAACCGGCACCGCCCTTGGAAATCAGCGTCTCCGGGAGTATCGTGATCGCATCAAACCCGTTGACCACCATCGACGACAGGTTAGCGGCCATGTAGAACCCTGACGTAAACGCCTTGGCCGACCGTTCAAAATCGTTGGACGGGGTCAGCGCAGCGTCAGTCAAATGCCGCACGTAATTCTGGAACTGCGGCTGATCGGCCAACCGAGTATCAGCAAGAATCATGTCGACCCGCTGTTGTAGCGACTTACGCGCGATGGTACTACCCAGGCGGGACACATAATCCCGCAGGTTATCCATGTAATCATGCCCGAACGCAGTCGGCGAGCCCTGGCGCAGTTTGAGGAACTTACTGATACCGCGAGTTTCCAACTCCTGTGCCACACCAGTACCCACCGCAGGCACATAGGTCTTCAACACCGCCAACTGCTCAGGCGTCAGCCCACGCGGGTTGCTCTCAATGAAGTTCTTAAAATACTCCTCCTCCTTGAGCATGTACCTGTTCAGCACACCCTCGGGCGAATCAAACTTGGAATACTTCGCCAACTCCGCCTTGGAGATAATCTCAACGTCCTTGTACCCGCGACCTTCCAGCTCCCGTTTCATCTCGGCAGCTTTCATGGCACTCGGGGCGCCGTCGATAGTCTCACGACCGTTAGCGCCGACCGCCCGCACCAGGTGAGTCCCAGGACGCTGTTCGGTAGCCCACCACACCGACCGCTCGCTGATCTTCTTGTCAAGCTCTTTGAGGCTGTCAAGAATCCCACCACTTAAAAACTCTTGGATCGCCTGACGGGTCGGCTCGATGACCAAATTAAACCCATCAACGGCGGCGCGTTGGTTGTTATACACCAACCCGCGCACAATCCCAGTGCCCGCTTGGTACGCCTGATCCCAGTTCAGCGGTTTCAACTCAGCCGGCTGGGCAGCCATAGCCAGACGAGCTATGCGTGCTGCGACCGAGTCAACTCGTGACTCCACCAACGTCCGGCCCATGACCTGGGCAGTCTCACGAAACGCCAGCAACGACCCGACGACCACCTGCGGAGGCTGAGGTCCAGGGTTGGCGCTTTTCTTGTAATCGTCCGACCAGTCCCACTGGCCATTTTCACTCTGCTGAATCGCCGGCTTCTCCTCACGTTGTTGCCACTCGAGTGCTTTGTTGACCACCTCAACCGCCTGGCGACTTTGCAAATCCCGTCCGTTACGAATCTGGAAGTACGGGTTGGTCGGGTCAAATTTACCATCCTTGGTCAAAAACGGACCCCACATAGACAGCGTCAGCCGCCGTTCAGTTGGCACAAACTGATTCAACGACGTAATCAAGTCTTGCCCGAGCGGCAGGCCACGGCGCGTCATATGATCCAGCGCCTGCTGACCCAAGGCCAGAGTGCGCCAGTAGATACCCATGTCTACAGCCTTGACCCGCTTGCCACCTTCTTCCGGGAACCCAAGCGGCTCCTGAGTAACCTTCGGCATCTTCGGCGGCTTGGGCGGTTCAGCCCCGGACAACTGTTGCTCGACCTCCCATGGGTCCAGCGAAAACCCGCCACCCACCGGCAGCTCCATGAGCAAACCAGTAGCGGCTTGGAAAGCCTTTCTAGAGTCAGACGCAGAATCTTTCACAAGATCAGGTCGGGTGTCTTGTAACAACTTAGCAGAGGACCTACTTAACTCTGTCAACGACAGAATTACTGGGTTTTTCAACCCAAGAATATCCATACCGTCCAACTTTTTAACAAAATCTTGCATTTGTGCAAGACTTAGAGAAGGATCACGATAGGTCGCAATGTCATGAGACAATACAACAAAATTATCAATCGCCCGACCAAACTCGGCAACGTCAGAAAATATGGTCGGAACACTGCCTAGCCAGGTCTTAAACTCCGGCGACTGAATAGCAGTTTGCAAGGCCTCACCATTCAAATACAAATTACGAAAATCGCCTTTAAGAACCAAGGAAACCTCATCAGGTAGCGCCCTAAAAATCTCCTCAGGTTTCAAAGTACGCTGACTGTTGAAAATCATGCCAAGCGCGGTAAGCTGATTAAAGGTAGCAACAAACTCATTCGTGCCTACCGGGTTTTTGGGGTCCAACCCAGAGGCGTAAATAATCACACCTCGAGTAAACTGCATAAACTCCGAGTCTTCGGAAAACACCCCAGGCGGAAACACTGCCTCAAGCACAGTTTTCAAAATTGAATGTTTGGTGTAAGAATCATAATTGTCAGCCAGTCGGTAAAACTGTTGATAAGCTTTAGCTTGTTCGGCCACAATACCTGGACGGTTCAAATAAATCTTAGTATCACGCGAAGAAGCGGCTTGACCGTAGGTCATAAACTCCACGTTGTGCATCATCTCGTGTTGCAGAACGCCGAATACACTAGCCATCAATTCGGCTTTGCTGTTAGTTTTACTAACATGGTCTAAAGCTAGAGCAATAAGACTCTTGTTAGCCAGGTTATGCTTCGCCGGCAGAGCAAAGCCACCAGTGTTCATTTGACCAATTGTAGGGAGCACACCCTTCATGAGGTCCTCAAATGGCATTTCAGTGTAAGTTTCACCAAACTTACCCATTTTAAGAATCCGCAGGTCTGGATTAAACCCAGCATTAACAATTGCCATACCCAGGGTAGCATACAATTTAGACTCATCTGGATTCAAACCACGGGCAAGGAAAAAGTTACTAAACAACGAATAAACGTCAGCTCGAGGGTCACCAATAGCAGAAGACGCGCCAGCTTCGGCACCCACCATGTTTATTTCTCGGGTGTATTTGCCAGTCTCATCTAACCCGTAAGCAAATACCCCACCCTTTCCGGTAATACCTGGCGACTTATCCTTAACCTTCATCATTTCAGGGCTACCCAAAGACTTAATTTCTTGCCGCGGCACTTCAATACCGGCAGCTTTTGCAACATTGGTCAAAACCTCACGACGAAAATCCTCAACGCTCTTACCGTACCCCTTCATCGTACTACGCAAACTCTCAAAAACAGCCGAGCCTGGCGTACGGTTTGCCTTGACTTCCAGTCCCATTTGTTTAACTAACCTATCAGCGGCCGGACTTTCTTTAGCACGGTTATCACCAACTCCGCCGCCAGCACCTCCGCTAAGACCACTCTCAAACAGAACTTGAATCAAATCCTTGGCAATCGGTTGGTACTTGGTTTTAGTCCGCCCATGAATCACTAAGGCTCCAGGAGTAACCAAAGACGGCTCCAAGATTTTCCACATCTGTTCCGGGGTAGCGTTGTCCAGAAATTGACGCAAAGTGTCGGCATGTTTCGCCCAGTCCTCACCCATCGGAGCCAACTGCTGACCAGTAGGAACCTGTTCAACCTGTGAGGCTTTTTCACTAGGGACACCATACAGCTCCTGCTCAGACAAAGCCTCTTGACCTTTGGCTTCGACAGTTTTTGACTGTCCAGCCTGACCAATGTCGGTCATCAACACTTCTTGCTGACTGCGATTAGACCGCCCATAAATCTTGGTCTTGTACTTACCTTCAAAATCCTTTTCAAGCAGGTCACCTAAGCTAACTTCCTTCAAGGATTTAACCAAACGATCCCGACCTTCGGCATCAGTTATGCGGTTTTCCCGCTCAACCGGAACCTTAATTTCACGCCAGTTAATCTTATCATAATCCTCTGGGGACATTCCCACAGTGGCGGACCTAATAATGTCCGTAACCTCCTGCATGAACTTGTTACCTTCGCCGGTATCGTAGGTGTTATCATTTTCTTCGTGATAAGCAAACCGCTTACCCAGTTCTTCAACAAACCCACTACGACCCGTTTCCGTATTGTGCTCGTACGTAGCTGGAATCTTGGACAACTCAGAAATAAAATCAGCCGCCAGTGCTCGGTCAATTTCCGAAGCCCGACTAGCTGGCTGTTCTTCGATTGATTTATTACGCAAATCGGCATCGCGCAAACGCCGTCCAGCCCTAGCCAGGGTCAGCATGCGGTTTGCCAGCTTATTAGTCAACAACGAATAAGCAGTAGCATTAGAGTTGGTTAGACTTAAAGAGACACCCTCTCCGAACTCTTGCTGTAACCAATTCAAATCAATCTTCTGCGTGATGTATCCTTGACCACGCAACTGACGGTAAGCTGCGGAACTAGTAGCCGCTGGGTCACCACCCGCCGCCAACTCATCCATCAGACGTAGCGCATCTTCTTGCAATACGTTAATCCGTCGGGCAGTATCAGCCAACTCACCCATAGTCTGAGGCGGTGAGATGTACACCATCATTGCAGACCTTTCAGCCGCATCACTAATGGCACCCAGACCACGACTTTCAACAATAGTGTTAGCAAGACGGTTGATAGTATTAGCACGATCCTGTTTATCCTGCATTTTACCAAGATCAGCAATACCCTGTTGTACCACATCATACCGCCACTTGGCAATGTCTTTATCAGGAATTGATGAAGACTCCTCAATGAGTTTTTGAACTTGGACACGTTCGGAGTTTGAAGCAGGTGCAACAGGCTCGCCCGGTTTGTAGTTTTGACGCTCCATCCACCAAGCCTGCAACTTGTTTGCAGCCCGTTCGTTGACCATGCCGCGATTGCGGATGACTCCCAGGGCCTCCGGCACACCGAACATAAGTCCAGTCGTAGCAGTGCCCACCAAGCTCTCGGCAGACGTCGGGTCTTGACCAGTCAACACCTGGCCGGCCACTTCGCCACCCATACCACCAACGGTCGAACCAATAGCACGGGCCACCTTGGGCGTCGTGCCGGTCATGATTTCGCGGGCCAAACCAGCATTGATCGCCTGCTCGGCCGGGTCAAAAATCCTAGCAGCCGACACGGCCTCGGCGCTCCCAGGCGCCACTGAGCCCATAGCCTTGCCAAGCTGACGGGTAATGAAATCCTCAGCCAGGTTACCGCCCACCTTAGCGGTACCCATCGTACCCAGCATCAGTGCCGTATCACGCAAACCGGTACCGACATTGCCAGTCTCAGCCGTTGACCGCAAGCCCACATCCATAGCCGCGACCGGAAGGCCGACAGGTCCCAGCGCCATCGGTGCCAAAGCTCGGGGCGTGCCCTCACCAATCTTGCCCAAGATTTGCTCCATGAAGTCAGACTGAGCACCGCCAGCAATGTCCAACCCGGCGCCGACCGTTTGGCCAACAGCCTTACCAGCCTGCGGCAAATAGGTCGCATGGAGGGCTTGATCGACCAACTGGTTAGCACCCCGCGCCTCCTCAATACCCATTACCGGCATACCAAGTCCACCGGCAAACCCACCGCTCATAGCCTCCTCCATGCCGGTCGGCACAGAGGGCTTATCCAAGTTAGGATACAACGCCTTCAACCGCTCCGCGATCATCTGCTCCTGACCGGCCGACTGATCAGCCAACCGTTGGCGGTACCAAACATCAGGGTCAAGCTGACCGCCAGCCGCGGCATACTCAGCATACAGCTGTTCCTTCGTCTTCGGTTTCGAAAACGTAGGCAACTGGGATTCGTCAATTTGAGGCTGAGTCTGACCGACCAAACCTTCGAGCGGGAGGGTGTTGAAAGGAGTAGGCATGGGATATTAACCGTAACCAATAGGAAGACCACCTGAACCGGCAGCCTGGGGCGTACCGCCCATGCCGTCGGCTGTGCCAAACTTCCGCATAAACCTTTGGGCAATGCGGATGGCCTCATCGTTCATCGGAATCGGCGGAGGATTGTTGACCGCCGTGGAATACTGGCCCGCCGTCGGGCTGTTAGGAGTTTGCGGAGGACGCACTAAGGCCAGCAGGTCAGCCGGGGCGTAAGACTCCCCGACGTGCTGCATGAGCTTCTGCGGTTGATTGATGCCACCCGGCTCGCCGAGGTCTTGAACCCCCTCAGGCGTGGCTGACATGGCAGAGGACTGACCATACTGTCCGGGCATACCAGCACTCGGCAGACCTTTGTCATTGCCACCCTGGGTGCTTTGGACAACATCGGGCATAGCATACGCTGTCGTCTCAGGCAAGCCGAATAACTTACGATATGCTGCTACGTCAAGCGCTGGCTGACCCGGAGGCGGCTGACCTCCAGGCACCGTCGGCTTGACCCGACTGCGATTGTAATTCTCGTTATTCGCAGGCGGGCGAACAGCCGTGTCGGTGGTAGAGTTTGTTCTACCTGGCGCGTAACTGCTCATCGCCTCGGCTGTTGTTGCTGCTGTTGCAGGAACTCCATCAGACGCTGGAAGGTTTCAGCTTGCAGGTCCTTCTTACCTTGGACTGTAGCACCGGCACCAGCGGCAGCAATTTGCATACGCTGTTCAGGTGTAAGCGTCTGAGACTGCAAATGGGCCGCTTCGTACGGCGCCATAGCGGCTTTGAGGTTGAACTGATTCTCAGCCTGCTCGAGTTTCTGAGCATCCTGGCTGGTTTGCGTAGCCAGCTGCCGATTCAACCGGTCTTCCACAGCACTCCGAGCCGCTCGTTCTTCGTCAATCTTCTGTTGACCTTGTGCCAGGCTAACCATTTGACGAGCGTTCTCAACCTCATGCTGGGTCTTCATAGCCGCAAGTTGGTCCTTAGACAGACCCAACTGTTCGGCCCAGTGCTTAGTTTGAGTATCAAACCGAGTCTGCTCAGTCTTAGCTTGTTGGGCCTCCTTGAGCCGCGTTTTGTCCCACTCGGGACCGTGCAGCACTTTACTCGCAAAGCTCTGCTTTTCGGCACCTTCGGCCGGCGCACCAACAAGACCTTGTGCCCGCGCAGCTTCACCATAATCAGTCGCCAGCGCGTTGGACACAAGATCCTTGCCAGTCGACCCAGCAGTGTTAACTAGGAACGCAGTCAGGGCTTTATGCCAGGCTGGTTCGGCTTGGACAATACTAGCACTATGTCCAAGATTCATCGAGGGGAGTGACCCCAACGGAGCAACGGGGAGAGCCATGTTAGGAAAAGCCGAGTTTGCGGAGCTGTTGTTGGTAATTATCAACATTCATCGGACGCATCTGCTGCATCTCGAGGGGTTTAAACGGAGATTGACCATACATCGTAGTTTCAGTTTGCGGCCTAAGCGCAGCCTGAGCACCAGTAGACATAGCCGTCATAATAGCAGCATCTTTGGCTTTGTCACCTGTGCTTGCCAGCAACTTGGCGAAGTCAACGCCGCCCTTTTGACCTTCCATTGCCAATAACTCCTTGGGGGTGTAGGTTGCCTCAGCGCCACCCATCGTACCAGCACCAGTACCCAGCTCGCCAGCAGCAGTGCCGGTTCCGGCGCCACCGCCAAGATACCCGGCACCAGGGGAGGCCGCACCGACTCCAGTCGCAGCGCCCTCGGCACCATACCCAGCGGCTTCAAGTGCCCCGGTCGCCTCGCCCGCACTCATCGCGGCTTCAGCAGCGGCGGCAGCGTCGGCGGCCGCAGCAGCTTCAGCAGCACCGGCTGCTCCGGCAGCGCCCGCACCTTCCGCGCCCGCAGCCAACGCAGGCGCAGCGGTACCACCACTCGCCAACAGGGCAGCAAGACCCAGCAGGCCAACACCAGCTTTTTGCCAGTCTTTCATATTAAACCTCCAAATAAAGATTGTTGCGACTCAACAGATTAGCCGTCCCGCTGTCGCACTGTTTGATAGAAGTGCGCCCGGTAAGAACCGCAACCGCGAGAGAGCCGTAGTGAAACCCAGCATGACACAGCGTGGCAAAGAAGCGCCGCTGGCTGACCCGACCAGCCAGGCGAAGTTCCTCGTGTAACACCGCCTTGGCCACCGGGAAGAACACCTTAGCAAAGGTAGCCGACCGGAGTATCGCACGTGCCAGGGAGGGCCCGTATACAGAATACCCTGCCAGCGATCGCCGGTACTCCGGTCGGCTAAGTTTCCACTCGGCGGCGGCTCGAATCGCCCGGTGCATCTGCCAGCCCATATCAACATAGGCAGTGCAGGCATAGCACCCGCCACCGCCTTGCGTAGTATTTTGCGGCACAGTTCCAATGCCGGCAGTAACACCGACATTACCCGACTCGCCAGACTGTGTCTCAGCAGTCGTACCTTGAGTCTTGTTGAGCATGTTTGTCAGGTCCAACGAATTAGCAGTCTTTGCCAAGTCGCTGACAGTATTCTGAGCCCCAGTTTGCGTCGTCTGGCCGGCCTGCTCGCCCACCGTAGTCCCGGTCGTCGTTCCAGCCGTGGTGCCAACAGTTGATTCCGTACCTTCAGTTTTGCCAGTAGTCGTCTGACCCAAATAAGGATTACCAGCCGACGCCAAGGTAGTCGTTGCGCTAGGACCAGCAAGTTCCCGAGCAGCCTCGAGTTGCTGATTAAGCGAATTAAGACCAACCAGCGAAGCGGCAGTACCAGCCGCACGGGCCTGAGCTCCCTGGCCGGTACCATACATGCCGGGGCCAGACAAGGCCTGATTAACCGCGGCAGACGTCAAAGCCTGTTGTTGTTTTGGGCCTTGAGTTACCAGACCTTGCAAGAAAGCGTTACGCGCGGCGTCCGCGGAGGTAGCTGCACCAGCCTGACCCGTCAACAACCCGCCAAGGCCCAGCGTGTCGACCACCGAGGTAGTACCAGAAGTCGTACCAGCCTTCGCAACATCCGAGGTCGTCGCACCAGCCTGTTCTTGAGTCGTCGCAGTGGCCTGCTGACCGGCGGTAGTCCCGGCCTGCTCGCTAGTCGCCAGCGTCGTACCAGTTTGCGTCTCATCAGAAGTTGACGCCTTGGACCCGGTCTGCTCTTGAGTTCCAGACGTCGTCGTGCCACCCTGCGAAGTGTATGAACCATACTGTTGCCCGCCCTGAACCTGGGTTGTGTTGGGATTAACAGTCGCCCCACTAATTGCCTGATTCAGTGCATTACCAGCGTTGCCAAACAAATTAACCGCAGTCGGGTTAACCTCAACGCCAGTCGTTCCCCCAGGAGGCGGTACATAATTAGCAGCTTCAAATCCGCCCGCACCAAAGGTCGAGCCGGACCACTGATTGAACAAATCGTTATTTTGATACGGGTCGACAGTAGGATACTGCCGACGGAACATTTCAACAGCTTGTTGGTAGGTCATGATAATTGCTTTTCGAAAGTTAAGAAAGCCTTCTTAAACCCATAGCGGGCACTTGAGAAACACTTAATCGCTTCGCCGGCGGAACGGCGGGTTGTGACTGCGTAGTGAGAAATCCCGTGAGCCTTAGCCCACTCCTCAAAACCTTGCATGAGATTGATAGTCGCCTCGAATTTACCAGCACTGTGGTAAAACCACCGCACAACAAAGAACCGCTCGGTGCTAAACAGCGGGGTGCACTCCTGGGCGCAGCCAAAAGCCAGGGGTATACCCATATTATCCACCGTTATGCCAACCCAAGATTTATCATGCTCAACGACCAGGTTGACCAACGTCTTGCGCACAAACTCCTCATTGTACGGCTCGCGGACTTTATCACTAATTGATGCCAACGAAGAAGATAGAAAGTCCCAGTAGTGGATAACATGGGCAACAGCTGTGAGGCGAATAACTTTCATGTTCCAACTAGGACTTTGTAAGTAGTACCCGCGCCGTCTTGAAGGGTGACATACCCAGTGGCCGCGGGGGCGCCGGCGACATAATTATTGTTAAGCTTTAGCGGTTGCAAGCAGACAACAGCGGCTGACCTAATAACAAAAACCTCCGCCGCGTTGCAAACAGCCCGCATGTCGCCAGACGCTGCCCATTTCCAACCTGTATCGGTGTCGGACGTAAACGAATAGGCCGGTACCGCGGACGAGCCGTCGGTGGCCCGAAAACCGTCACCAGCCATACTAGAAGACTTGCTATTCGTGGAGTTAGTAATGCTAATGTAAGGACCGGTACTTAAAGTACCAGCAGGACCAGTAATTGAAAAGATTGGAGTACCAAAGCTGCTATTAAAGTAAAAAGACCCACTAGAAGGGGCTGAACCTGAAAAAGCAAAATCGGCACTATTTGCTGACAAACTCAGCGAAGCTCCTGACGGGTAAGCCAAATCAATAGCCGGGGCAGTACCACCGTTTAGATAGATACCCAACCTGGAAACCGAGGGAGACGCTGACCCGTAAAAATTTAGAGAAGCCGCGTTGCCGCTGTACGTCCCCAAAGCCACACGAAGGCCAGAGTTAACGCCAACGCTAAACCCGGTAGTATCAATGATAACATAGTTCGGACTGGCACCACCCTGGACCAACACATTCGTACCGTCCCATTTGAAATAATTGGTCGACGCGTTGCCGATGGAAAACTTAGGAGTACTGCTGTCGAGGCCGAGCCAGAACCCAGTGCCGGTATTGTAACCAGTCTGACCAGCATAAATAGCACCGGCTGAGTTCAGCGTCAAACTGCTGCCAAGAATCTGCGTACTCGTCAACGCCCAGCCACCGATAGTACCCGCAGTGGCCGTTAACAACCCAGCTTCAGTGACTCGAAACGGGGCGGTTGCTTTAGTCGTGCTACCAGCCCAAAACCGCACATCATCGCCAGCCGTGACCGCCGAGGACAAACCAACGACTCCGGCGGTGTCCTGAATGTAATTACTGCCGATGGTCCAACCGCCGATGGTGCCAGTCGTCGCAGTGATTGACCCAGTAATTGCCAGCGTGCTGCCATCCCAGGTCATCTTGTTGCCGACCGACGAGCCGACAAAGAACTTATAACCAGCCGGAGCGCCGGTGTCGTAGCCCAACCAGAACCCAACGCCGGAGTTGTAGGCAGTAGCACCGCCCTTAATGTAATTCCGCAACCCCATCGTGATGTTGCCGACGGTAATACCGCCAGCGCTGCCATCCGGGGTGACAGTCGGCTTATTCAGCGTAAACGCACTACTAATCTGCTGCAGCTGAGTGTTAAGACTCAGCAGCACCTGATTGGTAGACGCCATCAGCGTCTTCGGATCCGTGGTAGTCGGAACCCGAACCGACGGCAGAACTAGTTGTGCGGCTGTGGCCATTATTTCTCGATTTGCTGGTTAGGCCCGAGGAAGAATTCTTGATACAGATTGAAATTAGCTCCGTAAACCGGTGTGCCGTCAGCCGTAGCGAAGGTGAACTTGTAGGCAATCGAACGATACGGATCGCGCGGGAGCGAAAGGCGCTGGTCGGTCAAAGTTTGAGTCCAATTCTGGCCGACCGCGACGTAATTCGTGACAGCGTTGCCGATGTAGTTCTTGGCGTCCCGGCTAACGGTAATATACCCACCAGCAGCCCAGGCCGCGTCAATGTACATCGAGCTGGACTGCTTGATGTGAAAGTAATCGCCGTAGTTCATGTACGGCGTAGTGAAATAAGGCTGAGTAAACGCCTTGGCACCGCTGGAATAGGTGTCTTCCAGCGCACCACTCGTCACACCTGCAGCCTGTTCAGCATACAGCTTTTGCGTGTAGCCATAAACTGCCAGACCATAGGTGTTGTACAACGGAGCGCCGCACCACGGATCCGAATAAGTCGAATACGCGCACGGCATATTGCGGAAATGCCAGTCGTCAGTCTGCTCGTTGTAAACCACCTGCCGCACTTGGTAGTTACCGGCGCTGATTTTGACCCAGTAGGTCCACACAATCTCCTTAGACAGCGTGTTGTAGAACCCGAAAGTCCGTTGGAAGTTCGCATCCGTGATCTCACAAATCTCGGAATAGAACTTATTACGAACTTTGACGCCAATTGGCACCGGTTCGAAGTCTTCGATCTTGTAAAAGTCATTACGACCGATGAAATAGATAGCCTGCGGGGTGCGAACAACACCGGACTGAAAAATCGACCCGATGTTGCTGTTCAACGCGGTGGCCTGGAAGACGTTCGGCAGCCCGACATACTGGAAGTTCCAGATAGCGTCGGACATGAAGATAAACAACAAAGACCGCCACGGCGCCAATCCGGTAATCCCCAGCGAAGCCAGGTCTGAAAACTGCTGCTGCGGCAAAACCTTAGCGTCAGCCTCGTTAATCAGCGTGCTGTAGAACTGATCGGGGTTATTAAGGTGCGACCAGCCGAGCGTAAACGGCGTGCTGGTAGCGACATACGGATCACTGATGCTCGTCTGGGCCTGAGCATATTGACTCACAAACAAATGCCCAAAGAACACCGCAACGTGCTTGCCATAAACCCTCGAATAGCCGACCGAGGTCATGAAGTCGTTACGCACCCGCATGATGTTACGGCCAACGCCACCGACGTAAACGTCAGTCCCGAACATGTCGGACGAGTAAGAGAAATACTGGGTGCTCGCTGGACTCGTCGGACTGGGCATCGTCGTGCGAGTCCAGGTCCAAGTATCGCCAGCGGTGAACCCAGTAAAGTCAGTAACATCACCCTGACCTTGAAACGAAACGTGAAGACCGTTGGCGCCGATCGCAGTGTCTTGCTGAATCGTAAGACTCGCACTCCATGCGCCTCCGTTTCGGCGCCAACGGAAAGTAGTACCAGTGACAATGTTGACGTCAATCGTGTCACCACTGGCGGCAAAATCGGTAGCATTGATCCCGTACAGCAGGCACTCACCAGTTAGCGTTGCGTTGGCTGGCTTAGCCGTTTGCAGAACCACTGGGATCAGCGTCTGCGTAGCATAGTTAGCCACATCAATGTACCGCGGATTGGTCTCATTGATGGCGAGGTATTTAAGGGTGCCAGCGGTATTGGTGACTAACCGGAGCAACCGGGTCGGCGTGTCAGTAGTCTCCCCAGTCAACTTCGTTAGCGACTGAAAATTGTACAGCCACGGGGTCTGCTCAAGCCGACCGTTGACCTGATGCAGGTTCAACAAATCCCAGCACGAACTCGGCTCAATCAAATGCTGCTGCTTTGACTGATTGAACCCGCGTTCGGGTACCCTGACAACAGTTTGATAAGTGGAGGGCATTAGTTAAGTGAGGTCCAATCGTCACCCTGATAACCCTTCTTAGCGTCATCGAAGGTTGCACGGTCCCAGGCTTCTTTAACCTGAACAGCCGACAGCGCAACCCGAGCATCTTCCTTGAGGTAGTTATTCAAGTTTTGCATGGTCGCCAGCAGGAGCCAGTACTGATAATTGTCAATGAAGAAGTCGGAGGTTTCTGACCCGGTCAGGTCAGTCAAAGCCTGCTGACCGAAGAACATAAACCAAGACGGCGCATTGCAGGTGTTAACATACAGCTGACTACCCACCACATACGCAAACATCTGTTGCGATGGGATGGTGTTGTAATAAAACGGCGGGTAGGCCGGATAGGTTTGAGTAAACGGATACCCCATGTTGGTCGGCAGCAACTGCCTGAACCACCGGCTGTTATCCAACAAAATCCTGTTGGTAGGCTGCATATTACCCTGGGTATCCTTAGAGTAATTGAACAGCATGTCGATAGACTTGAGCCGCAGCGCACCGGTCGTGCCGGTGCCAGCGTCGGTTGTATACGGCCCGTAATTCGACGCCGGGTAAGCCCAAGGCGCCCCAGACGACCCGTTCAGCTGGATCGCACCGATAATCTTCAACTGCTCCCAGTCGTACGCTTGCTGAGCCTGCCGGCGCGAGTCGTTAATCGCAGCCAAGGCATTGTCAACAGTTCCAGGCTGGAACGTAGCCGCGGCCCGACCAGTGTAATTCAACACCCGATCGACCATCGCTTGAATGTAGCTCGAATACGCCATAGGAGTAAAGGGAAAGCCCCAGGTGTGTATCAGTTATTGATTCACACCCAGGGCAGGTTAGTAACTTTTAGTTACCAGAGCCGTAGGTCGGCATACCGCCAGTCTTGCCCGGGGCAGAGTCACCAGAGGTGGTGTACTGCTTCAGGACATTCGTGCCCGTCAGCGAGTCATTAGCCTCGCCGCGGAGCTGGTTGGTATCGCACACGTGAGAACCAGTCTTGGTCGTCACTTCCATATTACGCAGATCAGGAACTTTCATGGTTAGACGGAATCTCCTTCAACTTGGATGTACAGGGTACCAGTCACATTAGCGGCGGCAGTGGTGCCGTCGACTGACGTGAAGGTAAAGATGTTGGTACCGTCCGTGGTAACATTGACGTTAGCATCGGCAGGCCCAGACTTGATGAAACGGTAGGCAAACACCGACAGGATGCGGCCGGACGAGTATCCGAGCAGGCTGTCAGTGATGTCACCGGCGGTAGCGCCCTGCGCAGACAGGACGATAGAGAAGCGACGTTTGGTAGCGATGATCTTACCGGAAGCAGACCCGATAAGATCACTCGAAATCAACGTCACATTTGAAGCTGTGACGGCGGCCATAGGTTAACGGTAATCGAGGCAGTTCTGGAGGTACATGTTGGACTCCGGGAACTCGAGTTCGAGTCCGGCTTCCGTGAGCCACTCGTCCTCGCGGTAGTCCGCGTTGTTCGGCTGGCGCATCGTGAGAAGCTCCGTATCGCGACCGTTCATGTAGCGATAACGGAAGTTCAGGACGTCCAGGAACAGCGCGTTGTAGCGCAGGATCGGGTTCTGGCTGAACAGCGGGTGCGACTTGTAGTAGATCTTACCAAACGGAGTCTGGTGAGCCACGACATTCATACCGTACGTGTCAGTCAGGGGCAGGTCGCTCATCAGCACCGCACGGCTCTTGTAGAGCTGGTTGATGACGTTGAGGAAGCCCGAACCGCAAAGGACCAGCTTTTCGTTGGCCTTGTTGTTCGTCACGCGGAACACACGTTCCAGATAACCATCATAGAGCTTCTCCGTGATGTAGTTATTGGTGTTGTTGATGATACGGCAGTCATCGTCAGTGTCCAGGGTAACAGCCGCCGGTCCGACCGACACGCCGTCACCACCGCGATACTGCGAATAAGCCGCCTGCCACTGCTGGAGGAACCAGATCACGCCGCCAGTGTAGCGAGTGATCGAGCCGCCCGTGTTGTTCAGCAGGGACTGACCAAAGATGAAACCCTTTTCCATCTCGATCATGTGGTTGACCGAAGCCTCCTTGGCCTGGTCCTTGTAGGGGCCAGTCTCGTCGTACTTCGCGCTGGTCTTCAGGGCCGTGCCAGTGATCTGGAACGACGTGCGGAAGATCTGCGTGTAGTTGTAGATTTCGATCGGCAGGTTGTAGACGTTGTAAGAAGAACCAACGTTACCTTCCGCGAAGGCGGAACCGACGATCAGCACCTCAACGCCGACGCCAGAAGCGCTGTTGTAGGTCACGGCGTTAGCCGAGGTCTGCACAGCCACAAAGGCGAGGCGGTTGTTGGCGGCGTCAACGTAGGTCACACGGCCAATCAGAGACACCAGGCCGAGGGTGGAGTCAACGGCATAGTACTTGATCACGTGGCCGACGCGGAAGTTCGTCGTGCCGCCGTTGACGTTGGCGTTGACCTTGACACCGTATTGGGTGCCGGACGTGGGCGTGAAGTTCGCCGTAGCCGCGGTCCAGGTGCCGAAGTCCGAGGAGACCGTGCTGTAGAACACGACATTGCCGGTGATAGCGGCGGTCGTCGTGCGCTGCGGCTGCAGGCGCTTCTCGTACCAGTGGAACTCAGGATCGTTCGTAACCTCTTCCTTCATCAGGGAGAGGAGACCCATGAGCGGAGCAGCACCGTTCGGGTAGAAATAAAACACCGACCGGCGCACGTTCTTGAACCGTTGCGAAGCAAACGATTCGGAGCTAATAAGACCAAGAATGGCCATTGTAGTTCTGAGTTAAATCACAGCGTTTGGTTATGTGGCTTGTCCAGAGAAAAGCCGCTCGGCTGTGGATTGTGAAGGTGCGGCACCACCTGATACTCCACTTCGCCCTCCCATTGATGTGGTGGACATTGACCGAATACCAGACTGCTGTGGCGTGGTCTGGTTGTTGTTGCCCGCGGCAGGCACGCCAGCGACCTTGAAGTCGTTGACTTGCTTACCGAGGAGTTTAGCCGCCTGTGCCGCGACGAAAGTTTTAGCTTCACCAACCGAGTTAAACCGCATCCCACGCGCCTGGGCGGCGTCGGTGATCTCCTTGAGGAGTGGGCCGTAGTCTTTGAGGCCGGGATACTCGGTCGTGAACTCGTTGAAGTACTGCTGAGCCTTCTGCTGCTCGATGGTTTGCTGTACGGGCTGGATCTGGTTACGGATCTCCGACAGCTTCTGGTCCATCAGGTAACGATTGATCGTCACCGCCTGCTTGGCTACAGCCTGAAGGTGTTGGTTATAGGAAGTCAACTGGGCAGGCGTTGGCTTGACCCCGAAGGTCTCCTCGAACGCCCGTTCGTTAGCTTCGTAAATGTTGAACGTCTGCTTGAACTGCTCATCCGACATCTCCTGCTTCTGCGGAGCCGGTGCTGACGCCTGACGCTGGGCAGCCAGCAGTTGCTGGAGCTGCTCCTGGGACATACCGATAATCGGAGGCTGCTGGGTCGGCGTAGTCGCAGTCGTGGAAGCGGTGGCCTGCGTAGCCGGCTGGCTCGTCGGGGCCGTGCTGGGCGTGGACACCTGCTGGCTGGAAGGCGCTGGACTGGAATCAGGTGTAGACGTTGGCGTCGACGGTGGCGCCGAGTCCACCGACCCGCTAGAAGGGGCGAACGGATTCGACCCTTGACCTCCGCCGGAATTGCCCTCGGCGTCTGGGCTTCGAAGAATGTATCGGATGTGCATACGGAAAATTAACTATTACTGCTGGGTTCCCCGGTCGGTCCCAGGCGCTGGATTTCCTCCTCCAGTTCCTCCTTGCGCAACTGGGCCATTCGAGCCAGCGTTCGCAGGCCGCGAATTTCCCCGATTGACTGCTCTCGGAGCATTTCCTGTTCCCTGGACGCCGGGACCCGTTCCAGCACCAGCTTGTTGAGGGACGCCGCCAGCGCCTCCAGGTCCCCCAGCCAGAGCTGGGTTTGCGAGTCCTGCAGCCAGTAGCATAAGCTCCTGTGCGCGTTGTGGGGTGAGGTCAAATCGTTCTGCGTTGCGGACTCCGCGGAGGTCGAGGATTTCATTGAGGATGAGAGTTGGGTCTTTCTTAAACACCAGGACCAGCTTCGGGTCTTTAGCCATAGCGACCAGGAGTTCCTGGAGAGTCATGGCAAGTGCGTTCCGCTCGGTCGGCAGGGTACCGTCAAACACTAAGAAGTCGTAGTTACCGACTAAGTCTTCCTTGGTAACATTGAGGAAGTTCTGAGCGCCCTGCATGACCAGGGGGTTCATCATGATCTTCATCGGTCCGACGACCTTGACAAGAGTGGGCTCGTCAAGACCCTGGCGCAAGTTGGACAACAACTTCTGTCCCATCGGTAGCAGCGCCGAGTCCCAGATGCCGTGAGCGGTCAGCAACAACCGGCCGGCTGCGGCTGGCGCAACCTGACGGGCTTCCGTCGCTGAACGACGTCCGCCGGCAAACTGGCCGAGTACAGTATCGGTGATGCCCGTGGCTTCTTGACCGTATTTAGTGAGATAAGAGCAATCGTTAAGGTGACTTTGAGTAACATCCTGGACCTTGAGCTGCTGGATGTACCGGTCGACACCGGTGCCAGCCATGGTCTTCTTTAGACGGATGACCGGGTTGCGGTCCTGCAGGTCTTTGACCTCAATGCCGGACGGGTCGACAACCAGTCGGTTGGAGATGACCTTACGAACGGAGGTGATGCGAGCGTTGATGAACCAAGTGATCGTGTCCTGGAGCGGTCCGAGCACCTCGGCGAGACCGAAGTTGATGAACCGGATTTGGTCGTTCGAGAACTGCGCGACGTTGTAACCAAACTCGTCATGCGCGTACCCGAGTTCCTCAAGCCGCACGATGCGCGAGTCATTAGCCATCCAAACGAGGCACTTGATTTCGCGGTCGATAGCCGGGTTGAGGAACTTGCCGGGAGCGTATTCAAACTTGGCGGGGTTAAGCCGGATTTGCAACTCACTAATAAGCACGAAGCGAGGTACGTTGTTGTACATCAGCATCGGGTCTTTGCCGATCCAAATCAGGCGCCGACCGTCGAGATCTTCCTGACGGAACGCCGGGATGTATTGGACACCAGCGCACTGCTTGGACTGTTCAAGGATTTCCAAGTCGCCGCGGCCGTACTCAATCTCGTCCGCACAGAACTCGCCCTCGCGCCACCGCGTGATCGGGATGCGCGGGTCGGGGAAGAAACGATAAGGATTGACCGGGATGATCTTGTT